CTGCACGGCGTTTCGATACCCTTGTCCAAACTGCTACCCCTTCGGGTACTGATTGGGAAGTTGGTAAGACCTGGCTGCAGAATGACGCTGACAAAACCCTGAGCATCTGGGATGGTGACAGCTGGGAAGGTATTAGCTCTGGCGGTACCTTTACTAGCCAATCTCGTGTTATCTACGTTGACCCTGTTAACGGTAACGATGACAACGACGGTCACCGCATCAGCCGTCCTAAGGCTACCATTAAAGATGCTATTGCAGACATCAACGCTGATGCCACCTTTGGTGACGGTAGTGTCGTTGTTGTTGCTCCTGGTGTCTACCAAGAGGTTGCACCGATTCAGATCCAACGTCGTGATGTTTCGATTGTTGGTACGTCGCTGCGTAGCTGCATCATTCATCCTACTCAAGCAACTGAAACTAATAACCTGTTTGAGGTTAACAGCGGTACCTACCTGCAGAACCTGACGTTTACTGGCGTTAAAGCTAGCGGTACCCGTGGTGAAGCCGGTTCTTTGTATCCTGATTCTACCTACGGTCTTCCTGCTACCCAAGGCTGGAACGTTGCCTTCTTTGCAGGTGCAACGATTGTCAAGTCTCCGTACATCCAGAACTGTACTAACTTCTCGGATAGTGAGATTGATAACACTGATCTGGCTTTCTTTGCAGGTACTGAAGACAAGGGTCGTGCAGGTGACGAAGACTCTGCAATGACTGGTGGTGGTATCTTGATTGACGGTTCTGTACCGGCAGCCACGTCCCCACTGCGTTCGATGGTGTGCGACAGCTATACCCACGTTGGTCTTGATGGTCCTGGTATCCTTGTTACTAACAACGGTTACCTTCAGGCTACCAGCAGCTACGCATTCTTTAACCACTTCCACATTGCTTGTATTAACGGTGGTCAGGCAAACCTTGCTGCATCAACTACTGACTTCGGTGAGTATTCTTTGATTGCAGATGGTAGGTCTCCTAATCCTGTTCTTACTTCTACCGTTGACGGTGCTGCATCTGACGGAGCTACTAGCTTCAACATTGATGCTGCTACTGGGTCTACTGACCTTTACAACGAAGCTGGTACTGAGAACGATAACGCTTGGTTTGGTTCTTCTACCCGACCTGCACCCAACATGCTTGTTGAGGTTAACAGTGTAATCTATCCGATTACCTCTGTGACTGCTAACGGCACTGGCTGGACGATTAACATTAGCCGTCCTGATACCAGCAACCGTAGCAATAACCTTGGTCTTAACGGTGCTATCAGCGATGAAGCTACCGTTAACTTCTACCTTCGTTCTATGATCGCCTCTAGCGGTCACACGATGGAGTACGTTGGTTCTGGTACTGACTACAGTGCACTGCCTGAGAACGGCGGTGTGCCGAATGAAACACGTCAAATTACTGAGCTTAACGACGGTAAGATCTGGACTGTTATTACTGATCACAACGGTAAACTCCGCATTGGCGGCAACCAAACCGATGACCCGATCTTTGAGGTAGACCAACAGACTGGTTTCATTACCATTCCTGAAGGTTCTATTGCCTTTAACTTGTTGTCGGATGAGACCCCGCAACTTGGTGGTAACCTTGACGTTAATGGTAACACTATTACCAGCGCAAGTGACGGTAATGTTGTCATTGATCCTAACGGTTCTGGTAACATTGTTATTGGCGCTAAACTTATTACTACTGGAACCGACGAAAATATAGAGATTGATCCTAATGGTACTGGATATGTGGATATGCAGTGTAAACTGTATATGCGCGACTCTATTCATTCTGTCAGCGGCAACCTTGTTCTAGACCCTGCAGGATCAAACAATGTTGACGTAAGCACTAGCCGTATTACCAATGTTACTGATCCTACCGGTGCACAGGATGCTGCTACTAAGAACTATGTAGATACCAACTTTGTCGCTGATGCTGGCGGCACTATGACTGGTAACCTTAATTTTAACGACAACGTTAAGGCACGGTTTGGTGATGGTCCCGATTTAGAAATTTATCACAGCGGCACTAACACTTATATTTCGGAATCTGGTCCTGGCAGTCTTCATATTCGTGGAACGCATTTGCTCCTAACGGATGACGCCGGTAATGAATTTATTAACTGCAATGACTCTGGCTCGGGTGGCACTGTTTCACTTAAACACCTTGGTAGCACCAAACTAGCCACCACCTCCACCGGCATCGACGTAACCGGCTCGGTGACGTGTGACGGTCTTGATGTTGACGGCACAACTCACCTGCAGCACAAGGTTTATTCAACTGAGAACACTGCAACCGCCTCTGCATTTGACCTGAACAACGGCAACTTCTGGACCTTCGGCGCAATTGCAGTGCCTAACCCGACTAACCAGTCTGCTGGTATGTCCGGTCTTCTGCGGGTAACTGCTGCACCTACTAGCTTTGCTGCTAACTGGAAATTCCCAGGTGGTTCTTATACTGCACCAACTTCCTTCCCAGCCGTTGCTCCGTTCTTCGTCCAAGCAAGCGGTACTATCTTGGTTGGTAACTGGACGGAGGGTATTGCTTAATGAATTTATCAACTAATTTTTGGGGTGGCGCGGCTGCCCCTTATGAAATCGAGCAGAGCTTGCGGTTTGATGGCGGCGCGTCTTTAAGCCGAAGTGGCACAATCAAAGGAGCTTCTACCTTTTCTGTTTGGATTAAGCGCAGCAAGCTAAACGATACTTTTGGCGTTTTAGGGCTTCGAGAAGGTTCTACAAGCAATTACAAGCAGTTGTTTTTTGAGGGTTCGTCATACGACAGCCTTGGGTTTGACAACAGCAGCGGAGGCAACGCTTATTCCAATAACAAATTTAGGGACCCATCCGCCTGGTTTCACGTTGTCGTTGTGTCTAACACGACTGGCACTGGCAGCAAGATGTATATCAATGGCGAAGAAGTTTCTTATAGAATTCAGACCACAACCACTTCATCGGATACAACAGGGACGATTTATATTGGTGCCTTGAATGGTGGGGGCAGTCAGTTTAATGGTTACCTTGCTGAATTGCACATTGTTGATTCAGCTTTAGAGCCTACCGACTTCGCCGAGGAAGACGAAAACGGCGTATGGCGTCCGATTGAATTTACAGGCTCGTATGGCTCAAACGGCGTATACCTAAAGTTTGACCCCTCTGCCACCAACGGCATTGGTCACGACCACAGCGGCAACGGCAACGACTTTACCCCTACTGGCTTCACCACCTCCGGCACTGGAACGGACGTGATGAGCGATACGCCGACGACTAACTATTGCACGTTAAATCCAATCGGCACGACCTATAGTCTTCAAACCCCTACTGACGGCAATTTAAAAACAGATTCAAACGCTTACGGAAACAGCACCGAAGGAACGTTCGGTATTCCTAAGGACGGCAATTTGTACTATTTTGAAGGCACAATGACCCGCGCTGTGGGTGATGGCGGAACTGGTCTTTTCTTTGGGTGCCATACTCAAGGCACCACTGCCGACCCTAACAGTACAAGCGGTAAATATTTTGGACCTTACGGCACTGACGGCGGCGCCTACGATGGCGCTCAATTTATTTGGAAATACGATAGTTACACAGGATCTGCAAAATTCGGCCACATCAACGCTGGCACAGTTTTAGCTCACGCAATCAAATATGATTCTGGCACTTGGAAGTATTGGTATAGGCAAGGATCAAATGGCTGGCACTATTGGAACGGGTCAAGCTGGGTTTACAACACGTCTTTTGACGAAACAGAACCGACCGGTTCTAATTCAAGCGTTCCAGAAAGTGAAACCTTAGTCCCCATAGGCAACAATATTATTTTCAACTTTGGTCAAAGAGATTTTGAATACACTCCGCCAACGGGTGCAAAGTATTTAAGGTCATCTGACCTCCCCGCGCCGGACATTGCCGAGGGGTCGGATTATTTTGACACTCTTACTTGGACCGGAGACTCTTCTGGTGCCACCCGAACCTTTAGTGGCTTGGCGTTTCAACCGGATCTTGTCTGGGCAAAAGGTAGAAATCAAGCAATCTCACACCAGCTAACAGATGCTGTGCGTGGTGCTGGAGCCACTTCGCTACGCAGCGATGACACCAGAGTTGAAGGCGCAGATGGTACTGCTAGCGGATACTTGAGTGCTTTTACATCTGATGGATTTACCTCAACTTCAAGCAGCACCAATGTTTATTACAACACAAATACTTATACCTATGTCGCTTGGAACTGGAAGGCAGGCGGCACCGGCTCAAGCAACACCGCTGGCAGCATCACCAGCACGGTAAGCGCCAACCCCACCGCTGGGTTCTCGATTGTTACTTATACGGGAACTGGTTCTGCGGCAACAGTAGGACATGGATTGGGTGTTGCACCTAATTTAATTATTGTCAAATCAAGAAACTACAGTCCATCTAGTAACTGGAAAACTTATTGGTCCGTTCTTGGTGACAAATACATAGATCTAAATGACCCTAACCAAGCTTATGATGCAGGGGCAAACATTTGGAACGACACTGCGCCGACTTCAACTGTTTTTAGCATTGGAACTGATTCTGACACAAACTACAGCAGTTCTACAACTTACGTCGCCTACTGCTTTGCCGAAGTCGAAGGCTACAGCAAGTTCGGCAGCTACACCGGCAACGGGTCGCTCGATGGTCCTTTTGTGTTCTGCGGATTTAGACCTGCTTGGGTAATGATCAAGCGAACTGACGGCACCGGAGAATGGTTTATGGTTGACACCCCTAGGAATCCTTACAACCCTGCCGACGATGATTTGTTTGCAAATGCCTCTACCCAAGAAACAGCATCTTCGGGAAAAGATTTACTTTCTAACGGGTTCAAAATTAGAGAAAACGGAGCGAGCATGAACGCTTCAGGCGGTACTTTTATATTCATGGCATTTGCTGAACATCCAACAGGCGGCTCCGGTGTTTCGCCCGCCACAGCCCGATAACATTAACGAACAATTATGTCATTTCAACTTAATGGTCAGCAAATCTACGCTGGCAGGTCGTTCGTTGATGCGGACGGCAACCAATACCCTAAAAACTGGACTTCTGTCCTTTCTCAAGAAACTAAGGATGCACTTGGTATTGTCTGGGTTCCTGATCCAGCACCCGTAGACACTCGTTTCTATTGGGACCACGATCTTCCTAAGCGTCTTGAGGACGAACCTGCTGTTGATGAGAACGGTGATGCTGTGCTTGATAAGGACGGTGTTCAACTCATTAACTACGGTCTTAAAACCGAGTGGACTCGTAAACAAAAAGAAATTGCTGGCTCTTTGTTGGCACGTTCTGACTGGTACGTCACTCGTAAAGCAGAAGCTGGCACTGAGATTCCAGCTGATGTAGCAACGTATCGTACTGCTGTCCGCACTGTTAGCGGTCAGCGTGAAACTCAAATCTCAGAAGCTGCAACGTTTGATGCGTTTGTAGCACTGGTGACTAATCAGCCAAAGGTTTGGGATGAAGCAACTCAAACACAGGTTGATAACACCGAACCTTTCCTTACCCCTTGGCCTGAAAAACAATGATTGCACTTATCCGTCCCGTTCTGATGTCGTTTCTTAATAGCGACAAAGTGAAGCGATTGATTGTTGACATGCTCCGCAAACTGGCTGAGCAATCTGATAACACTGTTGATGACCAAGCCGTTGATTTCATCGAGCGTGGTCTTTTCGGTGATAAGTAATGGACTTGGGAGCACCACCGGTACTGCCGGTTCTACGGCTCCCTGAGGCGCCTTTACTACCCCGTCCGGTACTGGAGGTACCACGAGCCACTTTACCCACCTACAAGCCGCTTGTAGTGCCTCCTAACGACCTTCGTCCACCGCCTGGTGTACGGGGTACGACACAATCGGACAAAGAAAAGGAAAAAGAGGAGAAACCAGCACCTAAACCGGTGACTCCTCCGATCCCTCAACCCCCACCACCCCCTTCGGAAATACGTTACGTTGACATACCGGGTACAGATTTTACTATCCCCTTGCCAACTAACGAAATCCTAGCTACGGCTACAACGACAGCTGCTGTCTCAGTTGCAGCCACCCTTACAGCTACTGCAGTCTTTAAGAAGACAGTTAGCGTCTTGAAACCAGCTATCAAGAAACTGCTAACTAAGAAAAAGAAAGATGCACAAAACGAAGAGCTTCCTGAATGAGTTCTTTAGCGAAATCGTTAAGGCACTTGTGCTCGTGTGGAGTGCTGGTGTTCTAACAGCTTCCTACATGGGAATGCTGCAAAAGATGGATCCCACGTTCGTAGCTTCGCTGCTGTCTGGCACGTTAGCATCGTACGGGATCAGCCGTATGGACACCAAGAAAACTTCGGAGCCACCTAAATGAAGAAACTACTTCTACTGCTGTTGTTGGCTTCCCCTGCAGCAGCTCAAACTGTTACCCCACAGTTCACCCAGGGGTCAATGCAATCCACTACTACCACCACACAAACCATCACTGAGACCATTGCAACTGAGGTTTACGGTGGTGCATACTCATCATGGTCTGGAACAAACGTAACCCCAAGTGGGGACATCACCGATTCCTCAACTACTTGGTCGGTGACCACAGCTGGCGAACAGTTTCAACTGGAGACTGTGACACGAGCAGCGGGAATCATCGAAACAATCGACATCACCCGCGACATCGAAACTACCTCTACTACTACCTCGCTTTCTGTCTTCTCGCAGTAACTCCGGTTAAAGCAGAAGAACCAACAGTTAGCAACAATGCATCGCCTATTGCGGCTGCTACAGGTAACGTAACGAATCAAGCTGTACAATTCCAAAATAACGGTGCCCCTAGTAGACAGCAGTTTACTGGGGGTAATTCTTGTAACGGTACAACGATGACGTTCTCCCCGTTTTACATGGGGAACGATACGTTGCCACAAGGCTACACCCGTAATAACAACTACGGTGCACAGCTTAATTTTTCTATACCGCTTGACGGTGGGATGATTGAGCAGTGTAAAGCTATTGCTAAACGACACGAAGAGAAACTACGTCTCGACTATGAACTTGTAAGAGCTTTAAAGTGTACGGAGATCATGAAGGCTGGTTTTACGTTTAGACCTGGATCCCGTGTAGAGGTATTGTGTCACGACATTGTACCTATTGTGTCTTTGACAAATGAAGAAAAAAGCAACTGAGGATCAGTTTAACGAGCTTCACAACCTTGTTACTTCTGAGTTCCTTCAGAGAATTAAATCTGGTGAAGCCACTACGCAAGACCTTAAGGCGGCGTGTGATTGGCTAGCCAAGAATGACATTAGCGGTGTTGCAATGGAGGGCAACCCGTTGGATAAGCTGGCGACAGTCATGCCCAAGATCGACCCTGAAATGGTACAAAAGAGGCTGTATGGCTCGAAAAACTTCTGATTACTACAAATCTAACCCAGACGCACGGCGTAGGCGGTTAACGCAGCAAAAAAAGTACAACAAGACTAATAAAGGTCTTAAAATCCGTACAGCTGCTAACAAACTTAATCGCAAACTTGGAACTTATGGCAATGGAGATGGTAAAGATGCTTCCCACACCGGCAAAGGTAAAGGAAAACTTGAAACACCGTCAAGCAACCGCCGTAGACCAAGAACTGGTAAGAAGTACGCATGACACCGCTGTTGCCTACCCCTGATCACTACATTTACAACCTCATAACCATGACAAGTCCTGAAGCTAAACGTTTGTGGCGTCGCGCTATTAAGGAGCATTTTAATTGTCAATGTGTTTACTGTGGAGAACATTATGAATTACATGAACTTACTTTGGATCACGTTGTGCCTCGTTATTTTGGGGGACAAACAATCACGAGAAATTTGGTTCCATCCTGCCGGAAATGTAATCAAGAGAAGGGGACTAGCAACTGGTTATCCTGGATGCGAGCTACGTTTGGCTGCAATCCGGGTAGAGAACAACTAATTCTATCACACATTAAGTAATGGCAGAACAGAAAATCTGGGAAGGCTCTGCAAGTAGCGGAGCTGGTGGCTACAGAAATTTAGCCCAAAACTACCGCGCAAAACATGGTAACCTTGTAGGCTTCCTAGAAAAGTATGGAGCCTTTCAACGTGGTGATAAATTATACAAAATACGTGTTGATGGAGACCGCGTTAAACTAGCATCGTTAACAGGATACAACGCTTATCAATCTCGTCGTCAAGGGCGGGAAGGTTATAGTCGTGTTAGACGCGAACTTTTAGCTTTAGGAGTTGATCCTAAGGAAATTGATGCGTTTATTAAAGCTGATAAAGCTGAGTATAAACAAATTGTATCTGAAGTAAAAAGTGCAGATAAAATTTCTGCTGAACCAGTACAAAAAGGTCACGTTGGTTCCTTAAAAACCGGCTCTCCTGATGTAGCTGGTAATATTGAGCCAGAGTTACGCAGTGTTAACGTAGGAAAACAGAGTCAATCTCCTATCCCTGAAGCACTGCTTGCTGAAGGAAGACCACGTACATCTGCTGAAGCGTTTTTAAGGTGGAGAGACCCGTCTGGATTGCCGCAGCCTACAGATTATACTTACGAACAACGGCAACAATTACGAGCCGCTCAAACACCAGAGCAAGTAAACGATTTATTAACTGAATTTGATAAATCAAAACCTACTAGACTTGTTGACGATTTAAATCTGACACCTGCAGAAACCCGTTCACTTAATAAAGCTCCAACTATAGAAGCTAAAGATGCACTGCTTACTAAAATTAAAGCAGCTAGATTAGTACGCAATGCAGCACCGGTTGCACTTAGTATACCTGCTGGTATAGCAGCATCAACTATGTCCGCCCAAGCTGCAATTCAAAATCCTTCACAAGATAATCTTGTTAATGCTGGTTTTGATATTGGCAACACAGTTGCAGATTTAGTCGGTCTTATACCAACACCGTTCACTATTGGCGCTAGTGAAGCTGCCCAACGGGCGCTTATGATGGGTCAAATGGGTTACAACGCTACCCGTCAACTACAGAAACAACAAAACAAGTAACACCCTATGAGCAATGTCCTAGAAGCCCTTCAGGGCGATTTTAAAGTATTTTTACAAGCCCTGTGGTCGGAACTAGACTTGCCAGAACCTACCAGAGCACAATATGCTATTGCAGATTACCTGCAGCACGGTCCTAAACGTCTACAGATTCAGGCGTTTCGTGGTGTCGGTAAAAGCTGGATTACTGGCGCTTTTGTGCTCTGGACTTTATTTAATAATCCTGAGAAAAAGATCATGATTATTTCGGCATCAAAAGAACGTGCCGACAACATGAGTATCTTTTTGCAGAAACTGATTATTGAAACACCGTGGCTTAAACACTTACGACCTAAAAATGACGACGCTCGTTGGAGCCGCATTTCGTTTGATGTTGCCTGTAGTCCTAGTCAAGCTCCTAGTGTCAAGTCTGTTGGTATTACTGGTCAGTTGACCGGTACTCGTGCAGACCTAATGATTCTAGACGACGTTGAGGTGCCTGGCAACTCTATGACTGAAATGATGCGTGAGAAATTGCTGCAACTCTGTACAGAGGCTGAGTCAATTCTCACACCTAAAGAAGATTCCCGTATTATGTACTTGGGAACACCTCAGACAACCTTTACTATTTATCGTAAACTTGCAGAACGTAACTACCGTCCCTTTGTTTGGCCAGCTCGTGTTCCTCGCAAACTGGCTAACTACGAAGGGCTAATTGCACCACAGCTTCAGGAAGACATCGACATGGGTGCCGATCCGTGGAGCGTAACTGACCCGGATAGATTTAGTCATGAAGATCTTATCGAACGTGAAGCATCTATGGGACGCAGCAACTTCATGCTGCAGTTCATGCTCGACACAAGCCTTAGCGACGCTGAAAAATTCCCACTCAAGATGGCTGATCTTGTCGTCACCAGTGTTAATCCTAAGTCCGCTCCTGATGACATCATCTGGTGCTCAGATCCTAGAAATGTCATCAAAGAACTCCCCACTGTTGGGTTACCTGGAGACTATTTCTACTCTCCAATGCAGCTCCAAGGTGAATGGGGTCCTTACCAAGAAACAATCTGCTCAGTTGACCCGTCGGGTCGTGGTACAGATGAAACGGCAGCAGCTTATATCTCCCAACGAAACGGTTATTTGTACTTGCACGAAGTGCGAGCTTATCGAGACGGATACTCAGACAATACGCTTTTGGACATTCTAAAAGGGTGTAAGAAGTACAATGTTACCAAGCTTGTCGTTGAGACTAACTTTGGTGACGGTCTTGTGGCTGAGTTATTCAAAAAACACTTGCAGCAAACACAGCAGGGTATAGATGTAGAAGAGGTACGTGCTAATGTCCGTAAAGAAGAGCGTATTATTGATGCCCTTGAGCCTGTCCTTAATCAACACCGCCTTGTTGTTGATCGTTCTGTCATCGACTGGGACTACAACTCAAATAAAGACGACGCTCCAGAAAAACGTCTCCTCTATATGCTCTTCTATCAGATGAGTAGAATGTGCCGTGAGAAAGGTGCAGTCCGACATGACGACAGATTGGACGCACTTGCACAAGGTGTCAAATATTTTACCGACGCCATGAGTATTTCGGCACAGGAGGTAATAAAACAACGTAAACGTGACGACTGGAATGACCTACTGGAAGCCTTCTTAGACGACCCACAACAGGCGACAAACCACCTTGCCTTGGGTATGACTTTAGACCAAAGAAAACAAGCTAGAGGGCTTTCTAAAGGTCAGTCACCGACTTGGATTTGACCGGTCCGTTATGTATACAGGAAGAAGGGTGGACTTCCTGTGTTGGGGGAGACAACAAATCTCCCCCTTCTTTTCTTACAGTAAACCGAACAAGGTTTATTTTTCCACCAATTCCCACCACTAAATACGGCTTGTTTCCGTTTTACTACTGTATGTCTATCCACCACCACCAAGTACAGCTTGTTCACCACACCGCTAAAGGTGATGATCTTGTAGCCTATATGGCACGAGTATCTAACCCAGATAATCAGAACAACACTAAGACAAGTGCTCGTCTGATTAAGTACCTCATCGAACACCAGCATTGGAGTCCGTTTGAGATGGTAAACATGTGTGTAGAGATTGAGACTACACGTAGTATAGCAGCTCAAATACTCCGACACAGATCGTTTAGCTTTCAAGAGTTTAGCCAGCGTTACGCCGACGCTACACAGCTTGGTACCGGCGTTATGCCGGAACTTAGACTGCAAGACACTAAGAACCGACAGAATAGCATTGAGGTAGAAGATGAAGATCTTTTCCTTAAGCAGGAGATTAAACAACTCTACAAGCATTCAGAGTTAGTGTATAAAAAATTGTTAGAAGCAGGAATAGCAAAGGAGTGTGCACGGGACGTTTTACCGCTGTCACAGCCTACCCGTATGTACATGAACGGTACTTTACGGTCTTGGCTGCACTACTGTCAGCTTCGCTGCGCTAACGGTACGCAAAAAGAACACAAACTTATTGCAGACCAGTGTAAACAGCTAATAGCTATGTGTTATCCGCAGGTATATGCGGCAATGTGGGCAGATGTGTAACCTTTTTCTTAATATGTGCATTGTTGGACTGGTTCAAACCGGTCCTTCAACCTATTTACTGCAAACACTAACAGATACTAGCTTTATTCGGTCTTATGTGGTCTATGAAACTGATTATTGTAGTTCTACTCGGTTCTTTTCTGGCGGTAGAAGCGGCTCATCTAAATTATCACCGGGCTAACTGTGCTAAACCGCAGATTTTTGACAAAAATTTCTGAAGTCTTATATACGTGCTGGCTGGACGCAGTTCCCCCATAGGGGGTCGCCCCTGTGTGCGCCTGTGACGCGCCGGTGCACCCCAGTGCCAGCCAGTGCTCGCCCGTTGTAACCCGCGCAACACCGGCGCTACGCCGCGCACAACCGGCTGGAACCGGCTCGACACCGACCCAAACCGCTGTGGCTGCCTCGGTTTGTCGCGATCTGTGGCGACACATTAGAACATTTGATGACAATGATAAGCATCGCTGATAACCACTGCACTGCAACGGTTTTGAGCCAGTGTTGTGCCACTTATCCGGACTGTCCACCACCACAACGCCGCTTCGAGCCGCTATCATGACTGAGATGACTGATTTGAAGGTCTTGATCTCGACTCTCCCTGTTAAGGGGGAGGAGAGTCTCGATCTTCAACCATCAGTCACTCCCACCGAACCTTGACAACCGC